CTGTGCGCTAGTTTGGGGGCCAGCTTTAAATACGTGGACTTTTTTTGAGAACACTTTTTTATCGGATTTACTCATGCTTATTTTTTACCCTTGACCTTGTTTTCCATCTCTGATATTATAGAGTCTATTTCCTTACCGGAAATTCCACTTGTGGATTCGGCCTCATTTGCCTCTTCCTTAGGGAGTTCCCCCGGTTCGGATTCCCCTGGTTCTTCAGCCAATGCAGAGTCTAACTCGGATAGTAAGGAGTCTAACTCTTTGTTGGCTTTGCTATTTTTCTTTTTTGGTTGCTGTTCTACAGGAGGTTGCTTTGTTGGAGTTTCTTCATTCGGAGTCGTCTCATCCGGGGTTTCTTCAGTTGGGGTCGTATCATCCGGGGTTTCTTCACCCTGAATTCCCTCATCCGGAGCCCCTTCAGCCGGAGCCCCTTCAGTAGGGGGAACCTCTGGGACTTCGCCCTCAGTGGTAGATCCCGGGGTCCCTTCAGCATCACCACCCGAACCATCGTCAGGGCCAAAAATCGATTCGTAAAGGTTCTTATCCTTTTCAGGGTCAAACATAGTTTCTCCTTCACTACCCTGTTGGCCCTCAGCAGATTTAGCCTCATCTTCCAGATCAACTCTAAAGTGTCTCTCAATCCATTCTCTACGGGGTTTGAAACCATTTTGAATCAATAGGGAAACATCAGCGGGTGTCAGTTGGGACTCCTCAATTCTGAACTCCCTAGTTAAAGTCGGAGATGCAACATCAGCACCGAAATTTAAATCTACAATCCACCTTACCAAAGTTTGAGTTAATTGATGACAGATCATTTCTGATATCTCAGATGCCCTCACTACTCGAACTACGTTGGCAACCATTGACGAAGCCCTGGAACCAGACTCAGCCTGCCCAGCTTCATTTTCACCGCAAATCAAAAGGCTAATGACTTTATCTAGGTAGTCAATCAGGCCCTTAAACACATCGGGGCTACCCTGAGGGTTAATAAAATCCAATACGAACCCTTCAGGTAAAACCATCGCGGTCTCTTGGGACAAATTAGAGATCATCCCATAAATATTATCGATTTCGGCTGTTGATGCACTTAGGGGGGCAGTTGCTACGGTAGTCGGGGTTGCATATCTATCACCATAGAGAACATAAGACTCTAATGCCCTCCTCCTAAACTTCACCAAGGGGTATAAAATACGACCAATCGAAGAACCATAGGGATCCCCATTATGCTGAGTCCAGTACCTATTGATGATGAATTTACGCGCAGGTAGCTCGATACCTTCAAACATCCTATTGAATGTCAAGCAACGCATTGTAAAACCTGTTTGAGAATCCTCAGCTTCTTGGAAGACAAATCGGCGCTGGTCTCTAACTCGAATATCAAATGGGATGACACCCCGCTTGGTTTTTTTCCACATTACTTCCGCAACACTGAAACCAACAATTAAGGCTTCGGCTAAGCCCTTGAAAATATCGTCTATTGGCAACTCCTCTAAAACTTCTGCTACAAAGTCCCTGACGGCTAAATCCCCAGGTTTATCGCTGTATTCCTGAACATACCATGGTCTAGATGTAACTTCCTGGAGCAACTTAGAGTAAGAACCCTGGACTTGTTCATCCAATAGCAACCTTTGGTAAGTTGATAATGCGCGATTACCTCCCTTTTGGATTAGTAGGTCGTCATTAGGGCGAACAATGCTGGAACCAGTCCCCGTAAAAGGAGAGCTAGAACCAAACATGTAAATGGAACTAAGCGCATACGGGTTACTGATGTACGAGCTTATTTCACCGGTTGGGACAGGCGATGTCTTAAATCTTTTGGCCATTGCCTTCCCCCTTGTTGATATGATGTTTGACCAAGCTACTAAATGTTACGCTGTAGAGGTTTTACCCCGTGGAAACTCAGTTTCCAAGGGAGAATTGAACAGGGGGTTGAGGTATGTTGTTGACGGCGTAAGTAATGGCCACTAAATAAACACCGTCGTCCCCCCTGGTTACCCAATCCCCATTAACAGAGAGGGAAGTTAAACCTGAAACCTGTGCTGATATTGAAGTTTGAAATTCTGAATTAATTTGTCCAGGGTCCATTACATCAAGAGTATGATCACCAACCCCGTAATCAGCTCTCATCACCCTTTCGAAAAATCTCGTCTCTACTACACTTCTGATCTCTTGGGATTTCAATTCAAAATCAGTACTTGTAGCTAAATTTCCATTCTCAATTCTTAAAGGGTAAGCTATGCCCCTTACAGTGGGATATGTCGGTTGCGGCACACTCATCTATAACACCTTAGAATTTGAAGCTCTAATTGTCTTACCCTCCTTTTTACCTCCTCTGTAGATAAGTCACTTCCCATGACTTTCTTCATTTCTAACCTAATTTGACCATTCGGTAAAGACCCATATAGTGATGGATCTGTCAGTTGTTCTGACACTCTTTGATTGTCGCTATCTAGCATATAGAGGCAGAATGCTTCTAATGAAACACCCTGCCCCTTAGCTTCTTGTTCTAGCTTAGAAAAAAGAGAGTCAGGAATCTGTAGCTTTAATTCCTTGCTCATTGACCCTCTTGTAGATTAACCTAAGCCCCTTGATTGAAGTTCATTGCTCATTTGACCAATGGAAACTCTAATCAATCCAACATCGATTCTTTCCATTGTTGGGACAGGGACATCATAGACTTGGACATTGACGATTCCGTTTTCCAGATCTTCGACCCTGTTGATCCTTTCGTCGCAGATGACTTGGAAAGCATCCGAAGGCTTAGCACCATAAAGAGCACCTTCGTTGTAAAGTTGACCCATGACGCTGTTGCCAATGGTGACAATCTGGTTGAAGATAACTCCAAAGCCATCAATTACTGAGAAGATTTGATTATCAAATACCCTACGGAGCGAACCATAAACAACGTTTTGGATGACGCGGGTGTTGACAAATTGTAACTTACGTTGTTCGGGGATAGCAGGGTTGATCCTAGTTCTTCCCCCCCAGATGAAAATCGCAGAAGAAGCATAACCAGGTAAAGTCCTAGCAACGTTGCAACCTCCGGGATTCAACAGGTTCTGTTGAGCAGAGTTGACAGAAAGTTGAACACTAACGGCATCGACAAGTTGATACTTAGTGCCAGCTGGGGGGAATTGGAACCCTTCTGAGCGATAACGTCTTAGTGCAACACCGGCCACATACGGGGAGAGGGGAATGTACTGACCCGCTGAATTAAGGATGTGTGGACCATAATAGGCAATAAATCCAAAAGCGTTAAAGTAGCGTTGGCTATCCTCTAGCAAGCGTGCTACATTATCGACACCGGCCTCTACGAATACGGCTTCTGGGACACCAGCATTACCTACCCCACGTAAAGCATCATCGATAATCTCAGTGGATGTAATGGCATCAAAGTTCCACAAATTGGTTAATGGTGTTTGCTCTTCGGTTAATACAAGTTCGACTTGTGAGCCATGACACACATGGCCAACGGAGGTCAAATCACCACCAAGGGAATCGGCAGGGATAACCACCCACTCATAATTAGAGCCGTTGAAGGCCACAGCAATACGATCACCAACAACTACTGGGGTTGTCCCATCAGGAGCCAAACCAGCGGCAGTAATCACGTCGAAGTAAACACCTGAGAGGTTAGTAATTCTACCTTGGATGTCCTCCTTACCAGAACCATTTAGCAGACCAACGGCGAGAGTGTAGGGTTTAGCACCTGATAGGATACCTGGGCCTGCGGTGATGGTGCCAACAGTAACTGTGAACAGGGTTCCGGAACCGATTACAGCAGTAGAGGCAGAAAGCAAACTTCCGGCTGTGTGCCCAAAACCAGTGGCCTTCAGAGTCACAACGGTAACAATCCCACCAGCGACAGTGATATCAGCCGTAGCCTCACTACCACTGCCACCTGTGAGGGGGACATTTGTGTAGATGCCATTGGTGTACCCTGTACCCCCGGTAATGGTGCCAAGAGTAGCGATAGGCCCCCTGGTAGCCGTTCCGGTTGGATTGTAGGAGCCACCATTAATGGCATCAATAGTTGGAACTAAGTATGCCTGCGATGTGAAATTTTGAGTTGTAGTCGGGGCGCAAATATAGTTTTGAGTTGTAGTCTGAATATCACCCGGGTCAACCAGGTCCAAAGAAGGCAGCCAACCGGCAGAGGTGGTTTCACCATACGGGAAAATTAACTCTTTACCAAGAACTTTAGAACTTCTGTTCAGGTAGATGGATACGGTGGGGTTGTCTATATTTGGTACCGGTGCTACAGATGCTCTAGCGGCCTGGCTTGCGACAATACCGCTGTTTAGACCATATTTCCTGGCTCTAATGAGTGGAATAGTGGTTAATTCAGCCAGGTTAACCGATGTCAGATTACCACCCAATACACCCGAGTATAAGATAGTCGGTGCTGTGGAAATCGATGCAGATGGATAAGTAACATAAGAACCAGACAGGTACCCCGTATAGCTGGTAGCTAGTAGGATAGTGTCATTATCCCGAACTTTGACGTAGTAGGGATTAATAGAGTTAGAGATCGTTGCCTTTAGTAAGGTTGCAGCCCCTGCCAAAACAGTCTGAGTAAAGAAAACCTTTTGGCCATTGACTAATCCGTGTCCTTTCAGTTCAAAAGCCGCATATCCCACAGAACCACCAGGGAATGTGTAGGAACTAATACTGGCAGAAGGGTTTAACAGGGTTCTTGAAATAAAATTCAGCCTGTAATCCCTAGTGGAAGCCTGTAAGGTTGCAGGTAGGTGCAGGGTGTTGACGTATGTAGTCTCACCTGTGGTGTTCTGAAGGAGGTTAGAGGGTTGTCCGCTGATTTCAACGGGCCAATTCCAACTAGAAACCCCATAGGTAACAATAGCTGTAGATCCAGTGGGAGTGCCAACCACATAAGCACCGTTCGCTGCAGCAACACCGGCCCCAATAAGAGCAGTTCCGCCAGCAGCTAGGACTGCAGTCAGTACAGAAGTAGCCTCTGAAGCTGTGGCAGTAATGTAGACGTATTGGGTGTTACCATCCGATGGGTAGGTGCCATACAGATTTGTATTATATGGTGGTGCCACGATGTAAACAGTCGCCGAAGTTTCACCTACACCGAACAACCCAGCAAAATCTGCACCGGCATTACTGATGGTAACTTCTTGAATGTCATATTTGACGGGCCAAACTGCGCCATCAATGTAAAATACGCCACCATCAGATTGACCGACTACAGATTCTACTGTAAAGACGGCAGGGTCTAGAAGACCAACCTTTTCACCAGCGGTTACTGATTCTGTAGATTGTTCTACGGCTACTTGAGGGTCATAGCCCGAAATCAAAGATTGATAAGGTAGACGCGCATAGGTGACATCGTTGCCAGTCCATTCGTAAATAGCATTGTCCACCAAATACTTCAAACCCATTACCAAATCTTCGGCAGGTTGGTGGGGGGCATAAGTTTTATACTTATTAATGTCTGTGACTAAATAAGGGCCGCTATCGGCGAGGGCCAACCACTTAAAGTTACCATCTTCGCAATGGGCAGCAGCAGCAGCTCCCACGGCAGTTCTACCTGCAGCATCAAACTGCGCATATGCAGTGGGCGATAGCAGATACCCCTGGTCTTGTTGCCCGTCAAATGCGGTTCTGATACACTGAACATAGTCTTGAGGGACCCTTTCCAGGCTAGTCTGGGCACAATCAATAGTTCCGACCACATAGCAATCGGTCATTAAGATTTTAGCAGCGCCTACAATGAATTGTTCAGGTACTACTTGAATGGTCCCATCAAAAGTTGTAGCTGCTAGAACTGCAAATCCGCTTTCTGAATTTGTCTCAGGGCAAAGGGTGTTTACTAGGCCCGACTCCCTAACATAGACGGAGCTGCTAATGCTAGGATTAGACTCAATTGCAGCAGCAAATGCGTTGACGATCGCAGATGAAATCTTACGGTTATTTACTTCGTCCCCAACAATGTAACCAACGGGAATAGTAACAGGGACACCAAGCCACTCGCCGTCGGCAGTATAACCAGTGGAGCCATCTCCAGCCACTAGCTTTTGGCCATTGAGGATCATTTGGATGTATACCTGGTCACCAGCTTCAAGCTGAGAAGGTAATCCAGTGGAATTGATTTTGGTGCCAGAAGGTAGAAACTCAATTTCAGCAATCTGAGTCGGTGTTCCTACTCTGACAACACGAACGTCCCCAACTTGTTGGGCATTTAGGAAAAGTTCATTTACACAATTATAGCTAAGAAGGGGGATTTTTTCGGTGGGTACTCCGCCTACTAGGGCCCTATAGTCATTCAGAGAAGTGATGACGACAGGGGCATTAAACGGAAAGCGACTTACTGGGACAGTATCCTCAGTTTCTACCAACATGTAAGCAGTGTTAAATGTTGCGATTGGCGCGGCTGTAATATTGCCAGCGACTTCGTTTATGAATGTACCAGGGGCCCCAGGGGTGGTGCCAAAAGAGAAAGTTGCCATTTTATATTTAGTATTCCCCCTTTACCTAATCCTCGTACCGGCGGGGATAACTCCGGTGGTGGTGCCCGTAGGCCAAGGATTGTTTATGGACAATTAATATTTACCCACCATTGAATCGACATCCTTTCTGGCCTGAATAGTAATGCCCCCCCAGCCAGAGATTAGAGGTTTTACCCTATTGGTTGCCAGTATCGGAATGAACACTAGCGGCTGACCAACCGTTGTTTCTTTCAACATCTCTTAAAGACAATCTGGTGTATCTTGATAGGGACTCAGCGTAAGACTCTTGAGAAGTGAAGGGGAAGAAGTCTCCCACAGAGTTTGTAACGGAGGACAGTACGGGGGATTGTTGTGTCAATCCTACAGACATAGCTGGCCCCGAAACACTACCCGGGTTAAGAATTGTCCCTAAAGGGGGATTTTTTACTACAGACCATGTGGGATTATTATCTAGAACTTCCCTATATGAGAGGGAATTTGAGTATAGGGCAAAACCCAGTCTTCTCCAGGTTGAACCAGATTGAAAAACTAGGTTTGCCATCTATCAGGTTCCTCTTTTTGCTTTTGCCATCAGGCGAGCACCAACTTCAGTACCACGAGTTAGGGGGAAGCCATTATCCCTAGAAACTTCCTTAACTTCGTTATTAAGTTGACTCGAAGGTACAAATGGGTCTACTTCCGGGGAGTTTAACCTGTTGGAAAGTTTCTCTTGGATGGACGCCTCGATGGACTCCTTAGTGGGTTTATCCTTAATGGCAGTGCTCTCGGCTGTTTTAAGGTCGATTACAGCGGGTTCGTGTGATTCGAGCGATTTAGGCGATTCGGCCCCTAAATTAGGGGATTCTGTGGGCTCTGGTGCCATGGCTACGGGGGGCTCAGGGGTTTCTGGATTGGGTGCAATTACAGCAGCTGGATTTTCGTCCCAGGCTTCATTTACGTTGGGGGTAGTTGGGTTATCGCCAACAAATTTACCGAGGGGGTCTTTAGCGCGTTGTCTTGTCATGGTTATTTAAGAATGTGTTTCCAGGCAATGTCAGATAGTTTGTCAAGGGAGCTATCTGGTACTCCCATCCATGGGCGGGCGGGCATTTTTTTAGTTCCAAATTGGTTGAACACCCCCCACGGAGTCGTATCGACTAAGAATCTATTACCCCAAGGTTTAATAGTAGCTGAGTCTTGCATTTCGCCAGTCTGCCTCAAGATTGGGCCAGCTCCAAACCCACTAGAAATTCTTTTCTTTATGGTGTTGGGGCTTAATTTAATCCAGGGTCTCCCTTCGGGGTCTACTTGAGACGGCCAATTAACCTTGTTATCATCTAGAAGGGCAGGGGCCCATTCCACTTTGGCGGGACCCCACCACCCTAATTTAAAGGGTTGCATAGAACCCGGTTCCTTTAGGGTGACTTTAATTTTCATTTCTTTTTCATTAGGCTCTCTTGTTCTTCGGCATATTTTTTATTGACTTCAATCATGGCTCTAATTTTACTCATAGGTTGAGTTTCCAACCAATCGATGGATGAATCCCACCGTTGTTTGCATAAGTGAAACGCTACTTCAAGCCAATTTTCCACCGACAGGATATTTTCTTGGAAGATAGTTGTCACTGCCCAGTCAATTAGTACTTTGAAAACTTTAGACGGGGTTTCATCGATAGCTTCGGTATTTAAGATCACCCTTAGAAGTAGCGGTAGGAAGCTCTTCTCATCATTTCTGAGGATTTGTGCCCTATAGAAGTCTTTGGGGGTTATCTCCCTAAGGTGAAATGGGCCCCACCCGTCTATAGTTACAAGATACGAAAAGTCGTCTTGATCCTCAATTAAGATTTTGGGTCAACTACAACTTCCCCCATTGCCTTGCCGACTAACTCACTGATTTTTTTGATGTCTGAAAGACGAAGATCAGCAATTTCGTCAAAGGAAATTTTATCCTCACCGATTGTTAATCGTTCGGCCAATAGAAAGCTTTGCTTGGCTTGTTTGAATTCACCAAGTTCTTCTTCTAGGTAAATTAAATCCCTGCCGG